GTTGAATATATGTTGACAGAGGAGAAGGTTGCCGCTGTCACTGAGAAATTGGCTGGACTGAATGTCCAGACGTCCCCGACATCACCATCTAGTTTACCATTGAGCGCCAGTTTTGTTCCCGCTAGTACAGCAGCTGTTACATCGACTGTTGAACAGCCACCGCCTTTCTTGCCCCCACCATCCTTTCCAGCCCTGGCAAGTTCGTCGATGTTTTTTCCCACCGCGGGTGCGGCTGTGGCGTCTGCAGCTACACCCTCTTCAACTTCGGTTTCGTCGGCCACTTCGACCTTTCAAGTGCCACGACCCAATTCACGCCCCCAAGTGCGACGCCACCCTTACGCACCAAGTAGCTCTTATCAAGCCCGTCCCGTTGAACGCCCGGCTTCATTGCCCCCTGCTGCCGTTGTACCTATCAGTTTACCAGTCGGCACGCCAGCAGCATCAACAACTGTTGCTATCGCCGCATCACCAGCTAGTTCGCCACCTGCTGCAGATAAGCCAGTTGCCACTACCACAGACAATGCGAAAACTTCAAGTGTCGCATCTGAAGAATCCAAAAAGTCGGAGACTGTGGTGCTTGATGGCAAGGCATTATCGACAGCTGAGCTTATTGAATTGGCTTATGACGCAACTGGTGAGATCCGTTTTTCAGGGGATATCACAGTTGAGCACCGGCTTCAAAAGTTCAAGGGAGACTTCCGACCAGCTCCTTTAAAGCACGTCCCGATCGAAGGTTACGACGTGTATGTGGACCATATTTTGTTTCATGGCCCTGGTCGATTGTTGCGTTGGCTTGATCTTTTGTTGCTGTGGTACGTTTTGGCTGTGTTCATCAACATGCTACCTATGCCTATGCTATTATACGTCGCATTTGTTTCGATCGAAATGACCATGTTAATTTATCATTTTATTACATGGTCTGTTGATGTTTTCAAGGTGGTCGCTCGAACCAAATTATTGTTGTCACTGGTGATCATGTGCATCTTGGTTACCGTAGTCAGCATGCCGGCAGTTAGATCGCTTGCGTTGGCTGACGTATTTTGTTTTGTGTCAGGATTTATGTATGTATTATATTGTGTTTACCACAATTACAATTTTGTTGCTGGTGGGATGCCTGATACATGTGATAACACAGTTGAAATTGTTTCCTGTCCGTACATGTTTACGTCGATATGTGTCGACACGTACGTTGTCAAAGATGAGCAACTGCTCGCTGCTACACTTGAAGAGAAAGCAGCCCGCATGGCCACCATCCCAGTCAACTCTACTGAGTGGTTGGATATCCGCACCGGAACTGTTCGTGCCGCAGTTGTTTATTATCGCATCAGACGTTTTTTCAGGACATTAGACTCCCGCCACGTCGAGTCATCGCGAAAGATGGATTAGGGCGTGTGTATAGCCAAGCATATCGCACACGTGAGGTTGGCCTGTCCCAGAAACCTGGTGCCTTTGCACAATCGGACCTGGTGAAGATACGAATGCCCCTCATGTGTGGTAAACGACGTGCTGCAAGGTACCGCATGTGTAACGAAGAACTCTTTGTCCCTGGTTATTGTCCCATACATGCGGATACAAATGATCCTTTGACGATGTTGGATGGCTATTTGAAACGTGTGTTGCGAGATCTACCAAAACCCATACAAAGTACCCTGTTACGGTTTGAGAAGTTTGTATGGCAGTACTGTGTTGACAATTATGAACCACTGACATGGCTGATGAACTATCGTCAGTGGGTTGACGAGAGACCGTATGATTTGAACCGTAAGAAGCAACTTGATGCAGCTTATGAAGCCACTAGTGGACGTTTTCCACCATTAAATGAATGTCATGCTGTCAAAGCGTTCGGGAAGACCGAAGTCTTTGACGAGCTGAAATGCCCTCGTATGATACACAGTCGTGTTGATAAAGTGAAGGTCCATTTCGGCCCTGTCTTTGCCAGCATAGGAAAGGTGGTCTACCAGGATAAGCATTTTGTTAAGGAGATCAGTATACCTGATCGAGCGAAGTTGATCCTGGATTTGAATGTCCCCGGGTGGAAGTTTTTTGTTTCTGACTATAAGGCGTTTGAAAGCCATATGACCCCTGAATTGATGCACATTTGTGAATGCGCTCTGTATCGCCACATGCTTCGGAATTTCCCTGATTTGGCTGACAAAATTGAGCGTGTTTTAACAGGTGTCAATGATTGTCGCACTCAGTGCGGCTTGAAAGTCAGCCTACCCGGCAGACGCATGTCAGGAGAAATGTGTACCTCTCTTGGCAATGGCTTCACGAACCTGATGGTTGTTTCTTTCATCATGTCCGAGATGCATAGCAAATTTGAAGGCTATGTTGAAGGCGACGATGGTATCTTTGCGTGTGAGAAGTTACCAACCGTCGAGCAATTTGCGGAGTTGGGATTTTCGATCAAGATCTCTGAGATTCCAAACCCATGTGTTGGCTCATTTTGTGGCCTCATAATGGGTCCTGACGCGCAAATTGTTCGTGACCCGAGGAAATTCATGATGCACTTTGCATTCACACATTCATTCACAGGAGCGCGACAGTTCATGATGGACCGTCTCATGCGTGCTAAAGCATTGTCTGCCTTGTACGAGACGCCGCATTGTCCTATTGTTGGTGTCATGGCAAGACGTGCGTTGTTATTGACGCGGGGCGTAAGACCTAAGTACGTGTGGGACGGTTACCACAAGTTACCTCCTGATGAATTTCCCATACCTGAATTCTCCCCAACATTGCGTACAAGGATGTTGTTTCAGGACAAATATGGGATCAGCATACCAATTCAGTTGCAGGCAGAAGCATTTATCAATGAAGGTCGTGCAGACCTTGTGTCACTGATCGTACCGCCAACCAGCGATCAGCTTTGGTATGCTGCCGATTACGGGCCACGTTTTATAACCTGACCTGTATGGTTGGCCATTGGAGTCATAGTGGGCTCTTCCACTATAAAAAGGGC